TTTTACCGCATCACGGATCCTGCCCGCTACGACCTTGACGGCCTGACGGCCTGGGCCGCGCTGTGCGAGGAGCAGGGGTGGACCGTCAACGGCATCCGCGACTATCGCGCCACCATCGGGACCCTGCTGCACGACATCGCCAGCGTCGGCCGCGCCAGCCGCGCCAAGGTCGACAACAAGTTCGGCGTGTCCGTGGACTGGCACAAGGCGGGGTCTGTCCAGCTGATCACGCCGCGCAACTCGTGGGGATTCAAGTGGCAAAAAGCGTTTCCTGACCACCCGCATGCGCTGCGGGTGCGCTACGTCGACGCGTCCGCCGGGTACATCGAGGCCGAGCGCATCGTCTATGCCGACGGCTACGACAAGACCACGGCCACGCTGTTCGAGGACCTTGACCTCCGGTTTGTCACCGATGCCGATCTGGCATGGAAAATCGCCCGGTTTCACCTGGCAGATGCCAAGCTGCGGCCTGAGCTCTACACGTTCAACCAGGGTATCGAAAACCTGCGCTACCGGCGCGGGGCGCGCGTCACGCTGGTCTCCAGGATCATCCGCTCCGCCCTTGGCTCGGCCAGGGTTCGCCGGAGGGCCACGCATTTTGACGATGACGGCAACCAGGTGGCCTACGAGCCGGTGGTCTACGACGACGACGGCTATGCCCTCTCCGCAGACATCGACAGCCGGTGGACCATGCTGTCCGCAAAGTCCTACGCCTGCAAGATCAGGCTCATGGACGGCACGCTGGTGGAGGCGTTTCTCGTCTCCCCGGGGGTGGATTCCAAGGTCTCGACCATTGTTTTTGCCGATCCGATAGCGCCGACCGCTTCGCCGCGCGGCGGGGAGCTGATCTCGTTCGGCTACGCCGAGCAGCCTGTCGGCATCGACGCCATCGTCACCAAGATCGAGCACGGACGCGACGCCACTGCCAAGATTACGGCCAGGCCGTATGCGCCGGGCGTTTTTTCGAGCGACCAGGGGCCGGTCCCGGCGTTCGACCCGCAGATCCACCGGCCGATTGATGCCGTCATCGGCAGGCCGCTGGCTCCGTCCATCACCACCGTTGTCTCGGACGAGACCGTGATGGTTCGCCGTGTCGACGGTTCCCTGTCCGTGCGTGCGGCGGTGTCCGTGTCCATGAGCTCGGACAGCGTCCCGCTGAGCGGGTGGCAGCTCCAGTACAAGCCGTCGATCAACGAGGTGTGGGAGGACGGCGGCGTCCACTCCCTCGACGTGCGCACGGCGTTTGTGGCCGACCTGCACGAGTCGATGCTCTATGATTTTCGAGTGAGGGCTGTTGCCGCAGGCGGCAAGACGTCGGTCTGGACGACAGCCTACCACCACACGGTCGAGGGCGATACCAACCTGCCGCCCGCCGTTGGCCCCGTGTCCGTGGAGGGCGGCAGGATACTGTGGGACTACCCGGACAAGCCCGTCACCCATGCGGGATATCGCGTCCGCTACGCGCCAGGCGTCAGGCCGTATGCCGGGGCTGGCGTGCCCGCCCATGACGGGCTGCTGGCCGATGCCTCGATGGACATATCCCGTTTTTCCGGCGGCACCATGACGTTTATGGTCTGGGCGGTGGACGCCTCAGGCAACGAGTCGGAGAGCTTTCGCCACGTCATCACCAACCTGGGCGATCCGGCGGTGGAGAACATCATCGAAAAAATATCGTTTGCGCCTGTCTTTTCCGGGGCCATCTCCGGCGGACAGGTCGAGGACGGGGCCATCGCGGCCCAGTCCGTGAGCGGGTTCTGGCCCGCCGATGCCGAGCCGTTCTGGCCGGACGCCGACGAGCCGTTCTGGCCGGAGGATCGCTATTCCGCCCTGGTTTACCAGACGGCGGTCATCCTGCCGCCCGAGCTGGGCGGAGAGCGACTCCTCGTGCAGGTCGGCGCAGTCGGAAACATAGGGATTTTTTATAGAAAAATGCCGTCGGTCCCGTTCTGGCCCGCAGATTCCGAGCCGTTCTGGCCCGCAGATTCCGATCCGTTCTGGTGGTCCGCCGAGGACACGCCTGCATGGAAGCCGTGGCCCGGTTCGGTTGCCGTGGAGTCAACGGAATATCAATTTCGGTTCGAGATCCCGACCGGGGCCACCCGGGGGGCGATCAGCGACGTGGACATCATCGTGGACGTGCCGGACATCGTGGAGAAGCTCCTGGACGTGTCCATCGAGCCGGGCGGGACCAGACTGCCCACCGCCGTTGCCTGGAGGTCTGTCGAATACGTCAATGTCCCGGCCCTGGACGAATCGGCCACGGCCGAGCGGATTGTCCTGGTCGACAGGTCTGTGGACGGTCCCATGGTCAAGGCGGTGGACGGGTCCGGGACCTCGGTCGCGGCCGTGTGTAATTTCCAAATAGGAGGATACTGAGATGAGTGAATTTCCCACCACGGCTGAGCTTTTGCAGGCCACGGACACCGCCGCCGCCAAAACTGCCTTTGAAAAAATATTGCTGGCGACACGGCAGCTCGCAGGTGCGCAGCCCCGGGAGACGCTGACGGTCAGCGGCGGGGTGATCACCCCCACGAGGTGTGCCGTGATAGTCGACACCGAGGCGGCGGCGGAAACGGACGACCTCGCCACGATCCTGACCACCAACCTGCCGGACGGGTCGTGGCTGTTCCTCGGCCTGGTCAACGCGGGCAGAGTGGTCACGCTCAAGCACGGCGCTGGCGGCGTTGGGCAGATGCTCATGGTGGACGGCGCGGACGTCGCCCTGGAAAACACGGGCGACCTTGTCGGTTTTCAGCGCGTGGGGACCTCGTGGCTTGAGATGATGCGTACCGGTCCGAGTTTTGGCTACGAGCCGGCCGATCCCGACATCCTCAAGGCTGACACTCCTGATATATTGCAGACGCTCTACGGCGACGAGGCGCAAACGATCACCGGCACGGCCCTGACCGGGCTGACCGTGTCCCGCAATCATCTCAAATGGACGCTGACCGGCAATGCCACATTTGACGACATCACGCTCCCGGCAGGATGGACAGGGACGCTTGTTTTTCACGTTTATCCTGGCGGTTACAGCTTGACCATGGCTGCCAGCTACAAGACTGACGGCACGCTCGCGACGCCCGACCCGTCGGCCGGTGAGATTCGCATTACTGTCGAGATTTTTAACGGACGCAAGACCATCGTTAGCCTGCAAAACGTGGAGGCATAGCCATGTCTCTGACACCATTCGAGGCGGGCAGGGGCGGCGGGCCCATGTATCCCTTTGTCGTCGAGCACTCCGCCATCATCGAAAACGGCTTCACCTCGTCCCCATTGCTCGGGACGGACGCCCACATCTCGCTGTGGTTTAAATTGACGGGTGCGCCGGACGGCGGCAAGCCGATATCCGACTCCGCAAAGCATTACCACGTGGACATCACCAAGACCGTGAGCGCCGTCACGGTGTCAGTGGATGGCGCTACCGGCGTGTCGTACACCGGGACAGTCGGGATGTACTTTCACGAGCTCATCGAGGGCGTGTTGACCGAGTACGCCGGTTCTGCCGTTGGCTTCTACTCCGATCTGCGGGCCATCGACGGCGTGGACTCGACCAGGTTCTGGGCAGCGTCGTACTACGTCCCCGGCGCGATCATCCCGCGCAACCCGAGCGGCGTGGCCTACGGGACCAACGGTGCGTGGCTTGATTTCGGCAACGCGGTTGATCTCGGAGCGGACGTAAGCGGCAACGGCAATGACTGGGTTATTGACGAGAGCGCGACCACGGTGTCCGCATTTGTCGGAGGGACGCCAACATGGAGCACGGGGCTCAACGGGTTCGACGGCGACAACCTGTTTAACAGCAGGACAGACTACAGCGCGCAGGGCTCATTTTACACCGTGCCGAATCCAGGCTGGGCCATCTATGATTTTGGGGCTGGCAAGGTGCTCACCAACTATACCCTGACTGCCGCTGACGGCTATCACACCATGGCTCCCACTGCCTTTGCCATGATGGGCAGCAATGACGGGACAACATGGACCACATTGCATAGCGCATCTGGCGAGGTGTGGGCCGCAAGTACGCCTAAAACTTTTAGTTTCTCCAACTCGATCGCATACAGATACTACAAACTCAATATGACGGCCCGGGCTGGACCGGCCTACGTGCTGGCAAAATGGGAGTCCTTCCTTGACTCCTTACAGTCCCTCGACACCCCGACCAACAATCTGACATAGGAAATAAAAACCATGTGGAAATACCCCGACGGAACTTACAAGATCACACCCCCGGCCCGCGTCGAACTCGCCGGATACGTCTACCCGTTTACCTCGCTCAGCACCCAGCAACTCGACGCCGCCGGATACAACGAGGCCATCCTGCTCAGGCGTGAACCATTCACCGCCTACACAACGGAGTGGGCCAAGGGCGAAGACCTGATCTACCGTGAGGAGATCATCACGGCCGTGGTGGACGAGGCGGCGCGGGACGAGGCAACGGCGGCGGCCATCCGCGCCGAGCGTGACAGGCTCCTGCGAAACAGCGATTGGACACAGGTTGCTGACGCGCCGGTGGATCAGGAGGCGTGGGCAATCTACCGGCAGGCGCTGCGGGACGTGCCGGATCAGATCGGATTTCCCGGGGCGGTGGAGTGGCCGGCGGAGCCTGTCCCTGTCGGCTCGTGATCAGCGTGCGGCCGATTGGAGCCGCTGATAGTATTTGCCGGTGGTGCGGATGTATTTGACCTCCGCATGTCCGGCGCGCAGGAGGTCCTCCTGGAGCATGCTGTCGCCGCGCCAGACAAAGACGAGCAGGCGGCCGTATTTGTCCCAGCAGTCCGGCTTGGTCGTGTAGCAGTCCTGCGCGGCTTCGAGCACCACGGCGGGGTCGCTGGCGATCCATGCCGTGGTGTATGCCGTGGCCTCCTCGCCGCCTGGCGCGTCCCACTCGGGGCAGTTGACCCCGGCCACGCGTACGGCCACGCGCAGGCCGCGCACCTCGACCACCAGCGAGTCACCGTCCGTGACGTCGAGCACAACGGCTTTGAGTCTGTCGCCTGGCTGGACGGCACGGATATCCTGCGCGCAGGCGGGGACGGCCAGGAGCAGGGCAAGCAGGGCGGCGGCGATGGCATGAGTACGCATTGTCGCGCTCACGAGACGCCGGAGAGGACTGCGTAGGCGGACAGGCATCCCCAGCAGAAGGCGGCCAGGGCGGCCACGAATAGGCCGCATCCGAGCACCTGGAGGCAGCGGCCAGCGCAACGGGCTCTGCACGCATTTTTTTTGTGGTTATTATCTCCAGGGTCCCTTTCCATGGCCCACATCCATCCGACCTCTGTTACAAAACTGCTTTGCGCCAAGTAGCTCACGCCAGCCGTGAGCGCGGCGAGGATTGCTCCGATGATAAAAAGACCCAGGGTGCATGCCAGGCTGGCTGGATTGGGTACGGCCTTTGCCGCCATGAAGCTAAGCAGGGCAACGGCTCCGCCGCCGTTGAGCAGGAGCGCGGCCTTGATCGTGGCAAGCGAGTAATCGATGACCGACCGGTGCAGGGCCGTGAATTGCGGGACATATTTGTCATCAACGCAGCGGATAAGCTCCATCCGGTCTTGCCATTCTTGGCGGGATATCTGCCCGGATAATTTTCCGCTCACGCCATCACCTCCGGCTCGACCTGACTCCCGCAGTGCTTGCACTTGATGGCTTTTGCCTTGATCAACTCGGCGCAGTGGGGACACTCGCGCTCGTCGGATGCCCTCTCGGGCAGGGGGGTGGTTGTGCCACAAGGGCACTCCGTCTGATCGGCTGTGAGCACCCTGAAACAGCCGGGGTTGGAGCATGGCCGAGTCGGCGCATGTCCGTCACCTTCGGTCTGGATACGTTGAGGCTCGACGCGCTTGAGCAGCAGGGCGTGGACCAGTGCGATGGGCCAGATGAGCAGGCCGTAAAAAAACCAGCCAAAGGCATAGCGGCCCTTGGAGTTGGCGACCATGGCGACGATGACGGCCATGATGAGGAAAAAGATGGCGTAACCCACGGTGATCTCCTTTTGTCCGTGTATCGGTTTGTTGTTTAAAACTCGATGGCTCTATTATTGTAGCCAAAAAAAATTTCTGTCCGTGCCAGCCTCCTGCCTTACCGTTTTGATCGGTTCGATGGGGTCATACTGACATACTGGCATTTGGGCGTGGGCGGGTCCTGGTCTATGCCGCAGGCGCTGCCCTCGGGGTAATCGGCCGGGTCTTCGTGGAACCGGGCCTCGCGGGCCGAGAGCTGCGTGCCGTAGCCGCCGCGCTTTTTGGCAAGGGCTGCGTGGCGGCTCTCCAGTTTGGCTATGGCGGCCTTGAGCACGTCCATCTCGTCCACGCCTTGCATGGCCTGCTCGACCTGGGTAACGGCCTCGGCCAAGGGAGAGTGAGCAAACTGTGTGGTAATTGGCCCTGACCCTGTCAGGATGTAATTTATATTGATCCCGACCTTTGCGAGCCGTTTGAGTATCGCCCAAGACGGAGCAGGCCTCCTGCCGATGTGAGCGTCAAGGGCCTTGAACGAGATGCCAAGAGCTTTTGCGGCCTCGTCAAGATTTGAGTAGATGGTGGTCAGGACCGAGAAAAGGGTGTCTCCAGCAATATCCCCGTCAAGCGTGGTCGCGACGGTGTTTTCTTCGCCGCCGTCCCATTCATCGAGCATGCCGCCTTCTCCGAAAAACAACCACGATCTACTTATATTCGGGTAGCAATCAAGTATTCGGTTGAGCAGCTCGACTTTGATTTTTTTCTGCCCGTCTGCCGAGAAATACCCGTTGAACGTGGATTGAGCCACGCCCAAGGCTGAAGCAAGGGCTGATCGACTCCCCCCTTCAAATTCTTCGGCAATTATATCAAGGCGTTTGCGTAAAGACATAAGCAAAAAACTGGTTGCAAGTGAATTTTTGCTTGCACGTTAACCGGTTTTTCGGTTAAAGCTCAAGTCGAGAGCAAAAAACTGAATCATACAGTTACAGATTACTCCAAGAAGGTATTTCAAAAAATGGTTGACCGCAAGAAAGAACTAAAAAAGTGGCTCATAGATCATGAAATGAATGTCTCTGACATTGGGGAGATGTATGGATGCTCCAGGCAGGCAGCATACACTTATCTTGTCAACGCCCAGTCAGCGCCTTCGGCCTTTGTCGAGCTTTGTTTGGACAAAGGAATCCCAGCTAATCTGCTTCCCGTTCCGACCCGCCCTAAATCAGAAATCATAGAAGAGAACAAACGCATGTCGAGCCAACTCTCCTGGTGTTGGTCTGCTCTTGAGCGTTTTTATATCGAGCCTGGCGAAATCTCGGTCGGCTAATAAATTTTCGCGCATGTTGATCTGTATTTCGCATTTTTTTTGCCCTGACAAGCTGTGAAACGGAGGACTTTCACACCATGACCAAGAAGACAATCGACCTGAGGCATCTGTCCCTGTCCGACGTGATCGCGCTGATGGTGGCCGGGGCGGGGAAGCATGCCGACGATCTGGCCGCCGAGGTGGGGTGGTCGGCGTCCGTGGCCAGCCGGATTTTTAACCCCTCGGAGAGCTACTGGCCCAGCCTGCCCACCGTGCCGAAGTTCTGCGCGGCCTGCGGCTCCACGCTGCTTATCGACTGGCTCGTGGCCCAGATCGAGATCGGGGCCGTGGAGATCGACCCGGACGCCATGGACTGGCAGGGGATGCTGCTGGCGTTGACCGACATGGAGAAGGAGCTGGGCGACGTGGCCCAGGCCATCCGCACGGCCATTGCGCCGGATGAGGGCGACGGCAAGCGGCGGGTGAGCCGGACCGAGGCCAAGCGGATCATCCGCGAGGTGCAGGACGTGATCACCAAGAGCGTGGACCTCATCAACGGGCTGCGGCCCACGGCCGGGCGGCCGGAATAGGGGGCAGCATGACGCCGACCATGACTCATGCATCCATCGAGCAGCGTCTCGCGGCCGTCGAGGCCGAGCTTTCGGCCCTGGTCGAGGAGTGCAGGGACGGGCGCGCCATGGTTCCGCAGTCCGGGCGCATCTGCATGGCGCATTATTTTTCGCGGGCCGCCCTGGACGACATGCGCCGCCGGTTCGTCCCGCGCGGCGGCATCGAGCGCAGCCTGCCCGCAGGGGACAGGCGGTAGGGATAAACACAAGGAAGGCAGAAGCAAATGATCACTTGGAAGACATTTATGGCCGAGGCATGCCCTGATGCGGCACAGCGTGAGATGGTGCGCGTATTTGTCCGGGATTTGCTCATGAGCAAACGACCCGAGCGGATACTCTTCATGGTTGGCCCGCCCAGGTCGGGCAAGTCCGTGTTCGCCCGGGTGTTGCAGGAGGTGCTTGAGGACATCGAGCGCAAGCCGAACACGAACCTCCGAACGCTGGACCTGTGTCCTGATATCAGCAAGCGAGCGCCGACGCCCGTTCTGGCCGATATTGCCGGGACCAGTTTGCTGACCCTGACCGCCTGCGGGCCCGAAGATCATGAGAGAGATGCGGTGTCGGTAATCAAACAGTTGCACGGTCAGGACAATATCTATGTTCGCAGGCCGCATGCAAAGAATTCTCATTCGTTTCGTTACAAAGGCGGCATCCTGATCATCTCCAACCAGTTTTTTGAAGCCTACGAATCAGATGCCATAAAAATGCGGTGCAATTTGGTGGTTATGCAACAGTCGACGGCACTGTCTGGTCAGGATCTGTTTAACGATCTGCCGCTGCACGAGCTGACCAAGCAGGTCCGGGAGTGGTCCGAGGTTGGGCGTGACCGGACTTTGCCCAGCGGGGACAGGCGTTAGAATTTCCGGCACGCCGGGTGGTCCGGCGTCGCTCTGCCGGGGAGTGACACTCGGTTCGTAGACGTGCGGGGGCTGGAGCGGCCCCCGCGAAAAAACAAGGGAGACGACATGGCGAAACGGGAGAGACACGGGACGGCCGGGGACGCGGCGCGGTTTGACGCGGCAATGGAGCGCATCCGCGAGGTTTTTTGCGTGCGCACGCAGGTGGAGATCGCCGAGCGGCTCGGGGTGCGGCAGTCGTCCGTGTCCGACGCCAAGCGGCGCAGCTCCATCCCTGGCGACTGGCTGCTGACCATCTGGCGGGCCACCGGGGTCTCGCCCGATTGGATCATGGACGGCGACGCCTGCGGCCATCGCTTTGCGCCCGTCTCGACCGAGGCGGGGCAGGCTGTCAACGCCGCGACCCTGCGGCGCGAGATCGAGGCCGAGGTGCGCGCCGAGCTGGACACCCTGGGCATGGACGACCTGGTGGCCCGCCTGCGGGCCGTCTGCCCGGACGTGTGCATCATCATCGGCACTCTGCCCGGTGGCGCGGCGCTGCCGGGCCAGAACGCGGCGAGGCAGTAGCATGACGCGGCCGCACGACATCTGCCCCCACGGCAACGGGATCATGCGCTGCATGGTGGCGTGTCCGCTCTGCGACGTGGAGCCGGATGCCGAGTTTGCCAACCGGTGCGAGGTGGCGGCAGAGGGCGGCGGCGGCGAGGTGGTGCGGCGGGCGGAGTGTCTGCTCGACGCATGGGAGCGGTGGGCCGACGAGATCGACGGGGAGGCGGCATGACGGGCGCATTTATGACAACGCATCTGGCCGAGGTTGCCGGGGGCCTGCTGATCGTGGCGGTGGTCGTCATGTTGGTGGCCCTGGGCGTGGTTTTCGACATCATATTTGACGAGATAGCCCGGCGGCGCGACCGGATGGGCTATGATCCCCGGTTCCGGGGCTAGGAGGACGAGATGGCCAAAGGGACATGCGCCTGCTGCGACCGGCGCGACATGACGATAGTTGCCATGAGGCTGTGCGGCCGGTGCTACGCTGGCAAGAATTCGGGCCGGATTTTCTGGAGCGTGGCGCATGAGCAATGGATGGCGCGGATCGAGGCGGACGCCGAACGCTACAATTGCGTCTGGCAGGGCGACCCGGCCCTGGAGCCTGCGGACATCGAGCCCATGGGCGACGGCGAGTTTGCCGCCGCCGGTGCGCCTGTCGAGGCCGTCGCGGTCGTCGAGCCTGTCGGGGCCCACGAGGTCGTCGAGGAGCCGGTGGAGCCTGTCGATGCGACTGGCGCGTCCGATCCGTTGGCCGGATTTGAGACGTATCAGCGGCTGACCCCGCCCCCTGCCGAGCCGTGCCTGACTGTCCAGCGGTCCGGCCGGATCAAGTTCGGCCGGGCGGCGGTGCGCGAGTTTGTGCCTGCGCAGGTGTCGCACGTGCGGTTGCACTACGACCGCGCGTCGGCCCGGGTGGCCCTGGAGCTGCTCTCCGACGACGGCGACGGGTCCGCCCTCAAGATCACGGGCACGCGCAACGGGGACATGCATTTTCATGGCGCCGGATTTTTCCGCGCAATGGGCATCGCCCCCGAGCCGAGCCACTATCCGCTTTCGGAGCTGCGGCCCGGGCTGCTGGTGGCCTGCATGGGCGGCGAGGCGGCGGCATGATCCCCGTCGTCTGCCCCGAATCCCTGCGCGAGACGCTCTCGTGGATGCTCGTCGAACTGGACGAATCCGGCCTGCGCGTGGAGCTGATCCCCGCGCCAGAGCGGCGGCATGAGGGGCATCAGGTGCGGGTGGCCGTGGACCGTAACCCGCAGTGGTACCGCGATTTGTGCGCCATGTTTCCGCGCCATCGCCGCCGCCGGGGCGACCGGTACACGGATTCCACGGTCAAGCGTGCCGATGTGCGGCGGTGCATCGAGCTGCTGCTCGGGCGCGGCACGGCCTCGCAGTTTGCCAAGCCGCTCCTGGGCCTGGCCGAGGCCGAGGACGAACGGCTGAGGAGGGTGGCTGCGTGACCAGGCGACAGGCCAGAAGCAGGGACCTGGGACCGGACCGCGCCCGTTGCGCGGACTACGACTGCCCGTCGTGGGACGCCGGGTGCGCCCGGGCCGAGCATCAGCTGGGCATGGGGCGTTACACCTGGCTGGCCATGGCGCGGCCGCGCGGGGCGCGGTGGTGCAAGCGCCGCATCGACCCCGTGACGCTCAAGGAGGGCAAATAGACATGCCGCAGACACTCAACGAGGCCGCCATGAATTTCATGCTCGAGGTGCTCTGGCAGGAGCTGGAGCCGCAACTGCGCGCCCTGGGCGTGCGCACGGACAAAGCTGTCGAGGGGCCGAGGATGGCCGGGGACGGGAGGGAGCATGGCATATTTTAGTAATTCCACCGAAGGCGGCATATGGGAAGCCAACAACTGTGCCCATTGTCCTGCCGATCAGACGAAATGCCCGGTCCTGACGGCGCACTATGCCTACAACGGTTCTCAGCACCAACCAGGCAACGAAGACCTGATGGGTGTGTTGTCCATCCTGGTCCCCATGTTCGACAGCATCGAGAATGAAGGGTGCGCCATGCTGGAAGCCCTGAAAGTCAAGCCTGACCAGCACACCTTGCCCGGTTTCAAGGTGGTCGAAATCAACGGGCAAGCGAATTGAGGGACAGTATGGCATTGCGCGGTTCTCATATCAAAAAGACATGGCGTCACGGAGCTGGAGCTTATGCCCGTTGTTTCTATTGCGGACGCTATTCGGACGACCCTCGAAGCCTGCAACACAAGCTCAATTGCGAGTGCGGCAAAGGCAAGAAAGGCTGGTGCGGTTCGTTCGTCACTCCCGATGAAAACTCCAAGTGGTCAGACAAAGAAGTCGAACCCGTAAAGACCAAGGTTGAGCAGCCCAAGCCGCTTACTCGGAGCCAAGAGCGTTATCGAGACTATCTCCGCAACGCAGAGTGCTACGAGAGCTTCGCGTCCTACCTCGGCATTAAGCCAAAACAGACAGCGTTTTGATAGGCAGTTGACTATGAAAGTCGGAAGTTTATTCAGCGGTGCCGGTTGCGGCGATCTCGGCCTTGAATGGGCCGGGTTTGAACACGCTTGGTTCTGCGAGGTGGACGGATACGCCCGCAAAATACTCGCGCTGCGCTGGCCTGGAAAGACAATTTACGGCGACATACGCGAGGTGGACTTCACCCAGGTTGAACCCGTGGATCTGCTGGCTGGAGGGTTCCCCTGCCAAGACATATCGGTCGCCGGTCGCGGCTGCGGAATAAAAGGAGCGAGAAGTGGATTGTGGAGCGAATTTGCTAGAGCCATTGCTGAAATACGACCCCTCTACGCACTCATTGAAAACAGCCCGGCCCTCGTTAATCGAGGGCTTGACGTTGTCCTCTCCGACCTTGCCGCGCTCGGGTACGATGCGCAATGGCATTGTGTATCGGCTGCCGCCCTTGGAGCTCCCCACAAGCGGGACCGGATATGGATTGTGGCGTACTCCCAACGCATCGGTTGTGGACGCGAAATCCACGGTATCAAAGATGACAGGCCGGAAACCGAGCGATCCGCAAGTGGGGCTGGCCGATCAAGTATCAGCTGCGGAGAAGGGGCTTTGGCCCACGCCAACGGTGAACGGAAATCACAATCGCAAGGGGTGCAGTCAGAAGAGTGGGGACGGATTGGCAACGGCTGTGTCGAGGCTCATATTCCCGACGCCACGGGCATCGGACGGGAGCCACGGCGGGCCGAACCAGCGGGACAGCAGCGGACGGCTCGGACTCTCGGCCATCGCGGCACAATACCCCACGCCAGCTGCGCAGGATGCCAAGAACTCGACCTTGCCACCCTCGCAACGCGAGAGGGACAGCGTACCGGGCGCGCTCCTGCGGAGTGGGGAGAAGCCTGGTGGGCAGATGAACCCGGATTGGGTCGAGTGGCTCATGGGACTCCCCATCGGGTGGACCGACTTAGATGCATCGGTAACGGACAAGTGCCGCACTGCACCTATTTCATCGGGCGATTGATTCAAGAGCATCACCGGACAACGTTTTCAAAATAGGTAGATCAAAATGGAAAAGAATGAACTGAAATGCACCATCACGATTACCGGCAAAAAGGGTGAACTCGAAGCCGGAGTCAAAATCGAATTTGAACCAGACCTCGGCGGCGAACCGGGGGCATGGGATAGTGGTGCTGCCGACCTGATTTCCAAGGTCTTGGATGTACTCGCAAAGAATCGCTGAGAATCAGCAGAACCACGACTATGACACCGAAACGCCCCATACTGAGATACCACGGCGGTAAATGGAAGCTGGCACCATGGATCATGGGCCACTTTCCCGACCACAAGATATACGTTGAGCCGTTTGGCGGTGCCGCTTCCGTCCTGCTCCAGAAAGAGCGGTCAAAGTCCGAGGTCTACAACGATAGGTATGACAACGTGGTGAACGTCTTTCGCGTCCTGCGCGACCCGGTCCAGGCCAGGGAGTTGCAACGCCTCTGCGAACTCACCCCGTTTTCAAAAACCGAGCTGGAACTCGCCGGAGAACCTGCCGACGATCCCATAGAACAGGCGCGGCGTACCATCGTCCTGGCCTTCCAGGGGCGGCAGCCAGAAGGCGTCACAGGATCACGCACCCGCACCCTTCGCTTCTACCGCTCCGGAGACTCCGTGGCGCGGGATTGGTCCAGATGGCCGGAAATCATCCCGCTGTTTGTGGAGAGGTTGCGCGGTGTGACCATAGAACAGGCTGACGCCCTGGACGTGATCCGCAAGTACGACACCACGCACACGCTGTTTTTCGTTGATCCGCCATACGTCCATTCCACTCGGAGCGACATCAAACATTCCCGAGGGAGCTACTTCCACGAACTCACAGACGAGGACCATGAGGTTCTGGCCAGGACTCTCCACGGTGTTGAGGGCAAGGTTGTCCTGTCCGGGTATGCCTGTGACCTTTACGGCGATTTGTACGGGGATTGGTTGTCCGTAAACAAGGACGCCCATGCCGAGGGCGCGGGCAAGCGGACTGAAACCATTTGGATGAACCCGGCAGCCGAAGCAAACCCGCTTCCGCTGCTCGGATAACGCACTATCCGCAAACAGGGGATTGATATGAAATGGACTTCAAATTCTCAGTGGCCGGATTTCGTGTGCCTCCCCAGTGGCACGGAGTTTTCTGTCGATATCCATAGTTCCCGCCAGGCGGCGGAAGTTGCCTGCCAGTGGCTTGCAAAGCATGGCCTTGGTGGGACGGGTGAAGTGTACCCCCTGCGTGTGTGGGTGGAGCCTGCGACTGTAGAGCCTGCACCTTTCCCCCAAACGGTAGAGGAGGCTTTTCGGCTCGACTTCTCCTTCCCAGTGAAATGCGCTCGGTGCGGATGGTTTGGCCTTGAAGAGGACACGCTGTCGATAGAAGTCCACGAACCAAGGCACGGTGAAGGATGTGGCGCCGATCCCGAATGTCCCGGGCTGTGTCCTCAGTGTAGGTGTTTCCCGGATTACATAGGCGATTCATCCTTGGATTATTACGAACCGTTCTGGCGTGAAGATTGTCCCTTCTAACCGTAGAACTCAGCATCATATTGGAGGTTGAAAGTGATCATCGACGAAAGAGACTCTGCCAAGTACCGGTGTTGCAGTGAGAGGATATCGTGTTGTGCCGGGGCCAAATGTATGGCCTGGAAGTGGGCCAAGCTGCCTCTGCGTCGTCCTGGAGACGAGGGCAATGGAGAGGAAGGAGTTAACGGGAGGAGTAGGACGCGTGGGTATTGCGGCTTTGTCAAGTAATGAGACTGTAATGAGCGACAAAAAGAATTTCCCCCTCCCCAAGGACACCGCGCCGGGGACCAACGGCCCCCGGCGCGGTGTCCACCAGCGCACGAGGCCCCACCATCCGCGTGTGATGGCGAGGCCTCGGCGTGAGTTGCCTGCCGGGAACGCCCCGGCGACGGGGGCAGTATGACCGATAATCAGATCAGGCGACAGGAGTTTTTGCTGGGCGCGCGGTCGACCATGGTTGAGGGGCAGATCGTCTGCCCCAGGTGCGACGGGTTTGGCGAGACGACGGAGACACTGGTGAGCAGCCGCGAGGAGCCGTGCAGGCTGTGCCTTGGACAGCGCGTCATCAAGCGCCGGGTCAAGGTGGTGGTGGATGACATGCCGGTGAAGAGTTGACCAATGACAACACGATTACGGGAGGTTGATATGGACGCGACGACGGAGATTCGAGAGGCGATGGCGCGAGCGCTGGCTCCACTGGTGGCGATTGAGACGATCAAGGCCAAGGAGTACCTGACCCCCAGCGAGGTGGAGCAGGTTTATCCGCTGCCCGCGAGCACGCTGGAGAAGATGCGCAAGGCCGGGAAGGGGCCTGGATACATCAAGCGCGGCAAGTGCGTTGTCTACAAGCCGAGCGATATCAGGGCGTATCTTGATGCGCGGCGCCAGAAAACTTCCGATCACTAA